CTTGGATCGGTAAGGTGAAAACCTCTGCACAAATGCTGGCCTTAGTGGGGCTGTTATGGCGTCCTGATACCTATGTGATCATTGCGGGTGTTATCGCGTTGTACATTGCGGCAGTGCTGACATTCTGGTCAATGTTCCAATATTTGAACGCTGCTCGGAATGATTTGCTCGAACCGTGATCGAAATGCGTTAAAAATCAGCAAACAGTCGTTGTGAGATAAAAATGATGTTGACGCGGTTCGTGAGATAAGTAGAATGCATCGCATCAGACGGCAACGACGAAAAGCCAGAAGATACAAGCAGCTAAGTTAGTGAAGTTTACTGGCTAAAATGCTAAGCGGGAATAGCTCAGTTGGTAGAGCACGACCTTGCCAAGGTCGGGGTCGCGAGTTCGAGTCTCGTTTCCCGCTCCAAATTTTAAGACTGGCATGAAAATGCGAGTTTAGTTAGAAAGCTAAAGATTTTGGCGCGTTAACAAAGCGGTTATGTAGCGGATTGCAAATCCGTCTAGTCCGGTTCGACTCCGGAACGCGCCTCCAAATTTCCTTAGCCCGGGTGGTGGAATCGGTAGACACAAGGGATTTAAAATCCCTCGGCTGTAAGGCTGTACGAGTTCAAGTCTCGTCCCGGGTACCAAGGAAATTCAGTAGAATAATCAAAGCAATAAAGCAGTGTCGTGGCCGCCGAGAGGCGGTTTTTTTGTGTCTACGATTTGCTCCAGTGGCGGCAGATCGGCGATGCCCAGGTTTTATCTCGACTCCCCTCATCATATCTCGCAATTTATCTAAATAAATTTCCAACTACGTTTTAGTTTTTTGTGCATTTTAGAGCATAAAAAAACCTGCAAAAGCAGGTCTTTAGTAACGGTACGAAATAAAAACTAGACGCTCATTTTAATTTGCTGTTCTTTAGCGGGGTGAGGAGGCACGGGGATGATTTCTCCTGGCGTCATGATGTGGCGCTCAACGGATTCCATCGTGACAAACGTGCAGCTGCAGTTGATATTACGGCACTGATAGTAGCGTTCTTTGGTTTTTTCACTTAGATAGCGACTTGAGCGCGCATGTGCAGCATGGCGACAAACTGGACAATGCATCATAGTAATCTCTCATTATCAATTTTCAGCATCTAAACTCTACCACTAAATTCAAAAAGTGCCATTATTAATTCATAATTATGAATTTTTATCTTTTTGATTCATATTTACAAGGTTGTGGTGATTATGATGCTGCTGAGTTATCGGCCTCTTCGTACTTAACATCCGAAAGCTTAATCTCGAGTGATAACTTTGTGGTAAAGCCGTCCCGTGTCAGGCTATGTTCAAGTTTAACAATGGTCCATTCTTGTTGGTCAATGATGCTTTTAAAGCCTTTTACTCTTAAAGGCATTTCAGGATAAAGTAGCGGATTTCCTCTCGCGAGACTGATTGTGAACTTAGCCACCAACCGTTGTTGTTGATCCCACTCTGCCTGAGCTGCTTGCATAGCCTGCTCCTTAGCCGCATAAATTGTTGGTAGCACCAGAACGTTATTCACGTCGCCAACAAGATATTCATTCCCTGTTGATGGAATAGAGTGATCCGCTGATGCTTTAGCGTTTGGATGCGAAGGTGCACTTTTGGTGCTAGGCTCGCTTTTCCGTTGTAGCTTAACTTTTTGTTTGGCTTGTTTAGCTGAATCTGTATCCAACCATCTTGCTACAACACCGCTGTAGGCCAGACGGTCAGTTATTGAGAACTGATGTTTATCACCGTCAGCTCGCTCTACAGTTGCGATAGGGATTGGTTGGCCGCTTGCTGTGAGATTGCTTCCAGGTTTGAGAAAAAGAAGCTCGCCGTTCTTAACTGAAACCTCAGCCCCATTACGCTTTGCTAAGCGAACTAAAAATTGACTGTCGGATTCTTGCGACTGATCGATGTGCTGAATGGCCATGTTGGCAAAAACTTTAGCCAGGTTCGCTTTGAGCTTGTTGCGTTTCGCGATGAGCTCAATCACCGCACCCAGAGTCGTATCGTGATAAGACTCTTCTCGACTCGTATTCATGGTCCCACGAAAATCAGCGCTTCTGGCTCTAATCGTCATGATGTCCGGAGCACCATTGTATTCGATCTCATCGACGGTAAATTGACCTTTGCCAATCAGTGCGGAACCTTTCCAGCCCAGAAATAATTCGAGAACCGCGCCCCGGGCAGGCATTGCTAGAAATCCATCGCTGTCATCGAGCGTTATATCTAGCTGATCTGCCTCGAAACCGCGGTTATCCGTCATCGTCATCGCAATTAGGCGAGGGCTAATATTCTCCGTGATGTTGCGCCCGCTTAAGGTGAGCATAAAGGCGGGGGCCAAATCTGCACCGATGGCGATGGCATTATGGGTGATCATGAGAACAAACCCCCGGCCGTTTCTTGCCCAAGCTTGATTGCTTTATTGACCATATCTTTTGCCTGCTGCTGAAGATCGCCAAACATAGCACTGAGTGATTCATCTACCCGTACAAGATTCATCGTAAAATTAATCTGACGAGCACTACCATTGGCAAAGAAAATGCTTTGCGTTTGATTAATATTTTTGACGACATACATGCCGTATATAGCACCATCACCACCAATGAGCGGCCACGCCTTTCCTTGCTCAGCCATGGTCTTTAGCGCCAACAGCGAGAGTGGCCCCCCAGTGATCTCTGGAACCAGTACGCCGTCTAATGTAATGCTATCTTCACCAACACCTAGAAACTGGTAGGCAGCGCGCTGACCAATTCGGTTATTGGATGACCACTTGTACTCGAGATTTTGTTTTAACGTTTGATAGGGCAATGTTTGGCGCTGAAACACAAATAGCCCAAGCGTAAGCATCATGGTTTGACTCCTCAACGTTCGTTACATGTGCGACAAGCTGTTTGCATAGCGTTGACGCTCATAGCTTTCGACCCAATCACTGAACATTTTCTTAGTGACTTCAGGCCCTTGCCCCGGAGGAACATGAATATCGATTTGAAAATTATGTTGGCTCTGATCTCGATAGCTAGAGCTTCCAGCCTCAAGAGGTGCGTAGTTTGCATTCAAGATACCGCCAGTTGGGGAGATCGCTTGAACATTGGCTTTTTGGCCGGAGTTTATGGCATTGGCATCAATATCTGCCGATTGGCTCTTGATAATGCCAAGCTTTTCCAGCAGCCAGTCGACCTTTTCACCGAGAAAATTAAAAACCTTCAATGGCAACGTTAAGGCGAGTGATAACGCTTCGCCAAAGAGTATCCCTGCATTTTTGCAGTTGTTGATGGCTTCCTGGGAGGACTCTACTGGGGATATTAAATCTGTAAACCAGCCCCATAGCTTTTGTAATCCTTCACTCGCTAAATCGAATTGCGCTTTCCAGGGCATAAACATTTCCGCCATCGGTGCAAACACAGTTTGTAGCCCCTCAATAACGCCACTAAAGAAAGCACCGATCGGCTCCCAATATTGACGAATGAGTAAGGCTCCCGCGACTAAAGCTGCTGCAATAGCCACTATTGGCCACGTTAACGTGCCTAGAATGGCTAAAATAGCGCCCCCAGCGGCGGAGAATGCTGTCCAGAGTAGTCCTGCACCTGCCACCACCAGATTAATTCCCGCTACCACTTGCGACGCGATGATGCCAACTCCACCGAGTAGGCCAATTAGCGCACTACCAGCGCTCACGACGGCGATGATTGTTTGACTCAACGCCTGATTGTTTTGTATCCACTGTTCAAGCTTGTTGACATAGCGACTTGCTGTTTGCACCAATTTTCTTAACGAGCTTTCCTGCTGCTCAAACAGGTCAATTCCAATAGATTCATAGGCTGACTGGAAGGTTCTAATATCTCCACTGAGGTTGTTTTGTGAAGCAGTCGCGGCCGAATCTGTTTTGCCGTCAGATTTTTGCAATGCGGTACTGATACCCGCGAGTTTTCCTGATGACGCATCGTGCATCAACACGGATGCGGCGGTGCTGGCGTTATTGCCAAAAATGGCTTTGGTGTATGCTTCACGCTGCGCTTCACCTAGCTTATTGCTTGCAAAGCTGCGCTGAATTTCTTCAAGAATGGAGAAAATAGGGCGCATGTTTCCCTGATTGTCGGTCGTTTTCACTCCGAGTTTGTTAAATATTTCGCGCGCTTTATCCGTTGGAGATTGCAAACGGCGAATGACATCACGGTTTCCAGTCGCCGCAGCGGAACCGGTGATGTTGGCATCGGCGAGTGCGCTTGCCATTGCAGCCGTTTCTTCGATGCTTACGCCAGCATTGCTTGCCGCAGACGCCGTATAATTGAGCGTTTTATTCAGGTTATCGAAACCGATAGTGTTGCGGCTTAACGCTGCGGTAATAACATCGCTAATGTGTGCTATTTGATCATTGCCGAGGCCAAATGCAGACTCCATCCCAATGAGTAACGCAGCGTTATCCTCAACGCTATGTTGGTTGGACTGTGCCATTTTTAATGTGGGCGCGGTGGCCGCAAGAACCCCATCCATATCAGCGCCAGCATTGGCGATAACAATCTGCGCCCTGGTGGCTTCCTCGGCCGATCCCGCACTGTGGCCACTGAGGTTTTTCGCCTGTTGGCGAAGGGCTTGCATTCCCGAACTTGATTTATCTAATCCCAAGATAGTTTGAAGCTTAGTATTTTCCTGTGACAAGGCGTAGCCAGGTGCTAATACTGAAGTCCCGACAGAAAGCGCCGTTTTGGCGACGCCAACGCCACGATTTCCTAAGTTACCGAGATTGTCTGCGAGCGCTTTACCTGATTGATAACGTTGTTTAATGTTTCCCAATTGAGTTTGGCGCTGTTTGATTCGCTCAAGGTTATTCTGCTGCCGATTGTTTTCGGCAAAGGATTTACGCTGTTGTGCGAGCCTGTTAGACGCTTGCTCAATAGTATCTTTCAGACGCTGTTTGTTAGCGGGTAAGGCTTGTGGATTGATACCGTTTTGTCTCAGCGTATTACGCTGTTCCTTGGCCGATTTGTGCAGAGCACGATATTTGGTCTCAAGACGAGAAACAGCCTGATTGGCATTATCCAAAGATTTAATTTGCGAGCGTGTTGGCACTTCGGCATTTTTAATCTCTGCTCTGAGCTCGGCCGCCTCTTTTTTGGCTTTCTTGAATGCGTTACTGGTATCTGAAAGCTGGGCGCTCGTTTTGCGAAATCCATCAATTTTGCCCATTTTCGCTTCAAGCGAATCAAGGTATTGCTGTGTCATGCGTATGTCGTCAGACAGCGCTTTGTTAGCCGCCTGAATCGCTTTTAACGGGCGGCTGGCTTGGTCGACGGCAGTAAGAAGTATCTGTAATTTTAGACTGTTACTCATCCGTATTCCCGCTTCGTTGTAGCGCTTTTTGGCGCCATGCAATAAGTTCGGTAAGGCTCATGGGATTTAACTCTGATGGCGGCCAGTGGAATATCACCGCGATGTCCGCCATCAGGTCATCTACCGATAATTGGGCGGGAAACTCTAACGAACCGAATTCGGTGACAAAAAACCAATCACCTTGCCCGCTAACGCAATCATGTCTGGCAACTCCAACTTCAAGACATCGCTTTCAAGTAGCTGAGGGCTGGTCATTCGAGGTAAAACTTTCACCAGGGCGTCTACGTCCGAATTGGCTACCGCCGCGAGACTTACGCCACGTAAGGTTCCTGCAGTCGGTTTGATTAAGGTGACTTGTTCAATCAACAGTTCACCGCGCTGAATCGGAGATTCTAGGAGAACGGTGTTTTCATTTTCGGTATTCATGCAACTCTCTCAATTTGAATTTGGGTTAATCGGCCAGCGCAAGCACTGGCCGTCAATCGTGGGATTACAGACCGAGGTGCTGGCGATGTTGCGCCAGTCGATCGATGCCGTTAACTTTTTCAATCATATTGATGACGTCGATCTCAATGAGCTCCTTGCCATCCACGATCAGTTTGTAATAAGTGCACTGAGTCGTGATTTTGGTTTCGGTATTCTCGCCTTGTTTATTTTCGCCACCGTCGATTTCCTTGTGGCGACCTCGCAGTACGATCTCCACGCCGCTAACGTCACCAGTGTCGTCGCGCTGGTATGAGCCAGAAAAGCGTAAAGGTACATCTGAAGCGCCAGGAACGGCATATTGGCTCCACAAATCATCATCAGGAAGGCCGCCAATGGTCCATTCAACGGTCAATGCATCATCATCAAGGCCCATATCAATTGAGGTTGAACCGTTCATGCCTGCACCACGATAGCTTTCCAGTTTTCGGGTTAGCTTCGGCAGGGTGACCGAATTGACAACGCCCATGTAGCTCAAACCATCATTGAAAAGGTTGAGGTATTTCAGTTTGCGCGGTAATGCCATGGTGTCTTAGCTCCTTAACTGTTGGCCATTGAGCCCAAGCTCACCAGATATTTGTCGGTGATGCGCTGGCGCAGGGTGAGGTTTTCCAGTGGTGGCACTGGGGTGTAGTCGTAATCGATGTAAAGCTTGCCTGCCTTTAAGCTCTCTTTATCGTTCGAGCTTTCGTCATACCAGCAGTCAGCATCGATGATATAGCCGTTAGATTTCAGCTCGCGGAATTTTGCTTTGATGCCTTCTACGATGTCGCGAATAAGTGTGGCGGTCATTGGTTTGTCGACGGCCCACTGGTGTGCTTCAGCCATGGTGTCAGCGAGTACTTGTGCGGTACGGACATAGTTCTCAAAGATAAATAGCGGTTCATCAGTGCAGGTGCGGTTGCCCCAGAAACGGAAGCCGTCGGAACGCACCAGCGTGGTGACACCCGCTTCATTTAACAAATCAGCATCGGTGCCTGGTGCTTGTAAATCCCAAAAAACTGAAGCACTCATGCCGGTGACACCGTTCACCCCAACGTTGGACAAGGTTTTATGCCATCCTTGTTCTTGATCGATTTTTGCGCGCAAGCCTAAAGCTCGTGCAGTTGCAAAAGCCGTGGAACTGGTATTTGTTTTGGTGTCCCATGCCAAGAAATCGGGCCAAATCAGCATCAGTTCACGCTGGCTGAAGTTGTCGCGATACTTAATGACATCCGCTTTGGTTTTGCAGCCCCATGCGCTGATATAGCCAAAGGCACGCAGCTGCTGGCAGATCGAGGCCAGTGCAACAGCCACTTCCTGTGTATCCAGACCGGGCACACCCAAAATGCGAGGCTTAACACCGGTAACGGTTTTGGCCGTCAGTAGGGCTTTTAAGCCGGTATATTGGCCGTTCTCATCGGCACCGCCGATGATGTTGGAGAGGGTGGCGGCCTGAATGGCTGCTTCATCCTCTCCTTCGCCTTCGGCAACGCGTACAACGACAGTAACAGGTTTGCATTGGTCGCCAATGGCTGCCAGGGCGGCAGACAGAGTGCCTTTGGTTCCGGCTTTACCCACGGCAGCGATAACGTCGGTGATCAATACAGGAACGTTGAGTGGAAAGGTTTCGGCATCTGCATCCGGGGCGGTGCAGACCATGCCAATGATGGCAGTTGATACGGTTGAAATGACGCGTGTACCTTCGTTAATCTCCAGTACTTGCACGCCATGTTTGAAATCGGGCATCGTGTTCGCTCCATTTGAAAGTTGCAAGGCTATTGTGCTGTGTGCCGAGCAAGTCTACGAGCGATGTGGGATGTACTGACGATAGTACAACAGGCAGTAAAAAGCCCTCGGGTGAGGGCTTATGAAGGACTAACGTTATAAAGGCGGAGTTGGCCATTCAGTGATGGGAGCCAAGCTGGTATCGACACGGTTCAAGGCTATTCGATATTTTTTCCAAGCATTGAGTAATATTGTTTCATTCGGCATTGCATCACCAATATCTTCAGCATCTTGCAGCGGTTCTATTTGTGTTTTTGCAGCCGTAAGTAAAGAGATCTTTTTGGCAATTGCTTGTTCAATCAATTCCCTCTGTGTGTATTGGCGAGGAATAATTTTGCCATCAATAAATTGCCAACTTTTTCCATCTAGCTTAAAACCCTCAGGCAGTGACTCCACTTCGGCAACAGACATATTCAGTGGGAAAAACATGGAAACGGCGAAAATACCCCCTTCACTAACAACAGGTTCATTGACTACTGAACGAATAATACCTTGTGAGTCATAGAGAACCTTGATAGTGAAATCTGCGAAAGATTTTTGACATTGGTACCAGTCCTGTCCGTCTTCTGACATTAGGAATGTAGGTATAAAGCTATCAGGTAAATCCTTTAACTGTTCTTTTGTTGGTATTGATAATGTGAAGTTTTTGATATTTTGCATTTTAAGCTCTTCCTATGTTGTACCAGATACCATTTACAAACTTTTGAACCGGAGCATAAATTGCATACTCTCTATCATCATCAAAATTACCACCAGTAAGAACACAGCCAGCGGGAACCGTGCCGCCACCAGACCCCCATGTCACATTTAAGTTTGCTCCCATGCGTATATCCTTTACATATCGAGCTTCACTCTCTGCTTTGGTATAGGCCTGTCCCGCTGGGGTATAACTACCTTTAGCTTGGTATTTGGCGTCAAAGTTCGCGTAGTTTGTTGGGATAATCTGCCCAGTGAATGACAAAACAGTGGTGTTCCAATAGCCGAACATCCGGCCATTTGCATACAGATCTACCTGGCCATCGACAGAGCTACGCAACCCTGAATCGTTATCGCCAATATTCAGAACGCCATTGCCAACCCCCCCTACTTGGATCTGGTTTTTAACGGTTAAATTGCCATTAAGCGTACCGCCGCTGATGGCCAGCGCCCCGACATCACTTGCTGTTGGCTTATAATAAGAATCATAGACAACTCGCCAAGCGCTCCATGTTCCTGAATAAAGACCACGCCTGAATTGTCTCCCACCACCATATTCGGTATAAACCTGCGCAGTTCCTGCATCTTGTAAAACCTGCAATGAGCCCGCCAGTGTGCTTGGATAATTTAATGCTAACGAGGCATTAGCGTTGGCGGGGTTAAACCAGACACCGTAGTTAGTGAGCGTGTTGAGGTTTGTCCCTGCCGGAATTTGTCCAAAAAATGGAATAGCCCCCACATCATTCGCTGTTGGCTTATTCTTATCGGTATAAAAATACTGATAAGAGAATGCCGTTCCACCATCCCATCGCATTGCAATTTTATCAGTAGGTTGGGATGGAATAATAAAATGCCGATCGTTTGCCGTGCCGCCACCATCCTGACGTAATGTGATAGTGTGGCAGAACGGCCCACCCGTCACTTGATGGGTATAAAAACCGGTTGGCAAGTTCGCTGGGATATTGTTATAGCCTGTACCCGCTGCGAGGGAGAGTCGTGGCACGGTGTCGCCAAGACCAAACGCGCCCACTTTTAACACGGCGTTCGGCGAGTTATCTGTCGGGGTGGTTTGCACGCTGGACGTTGCTGCCGAGCCCAGCTCTAAACTCTTCCGGGCTTCAGCTTTATTTGTCAGGTCAGACAAATTCTTGCTTTTTTCAAGACGCGTGTTGGCGTTTTCATTGGCTTTTCCCGCGTTAGAATTCGCCGTTTGCGCATTATCATTAGCGGTTTTTCCTATATCATAAGCAGCCTTCACCGCTTTAGGTGTAGCCGCTAACGCCTCACTGTCGCTGTTGGTGGTGCTGCTCAGTTGGGTAAAACCTTTTTCTTTGAGCGTGGCATCAGGATGGCGGCGCGATTGCTCGTGTTCAAGCAGCTTATCATCGACGTATTCCTGGGTAGCTAGCACCGTGGAGGCATCGATCTGTAAATTTACGGAATCCATATCGCTGACAATCACCACCATGCGCAGGGTCTGCGCACGGCCAGATCCTTCGGATAACAGTGGCTTGTAGCTTTCGGCCATGTTACTGACCGCAATCAGCGCGCCAGTGTCGTCATACAACCCCAGTTCACGCATCCAAAAGCCACCGATTTCTGGTGGGATAACCAGCTCGGCAACCAAATAATTTTTGTGTTTAGGATCAACAATCACTTTGTTGAGAACGGCCCGATGCTTTTCAGCAATCAGTTTGGTCTGTGCTGGGTCAGGCATGGGCAGCGTACCGCCGCCATCGCCAACGGCCATCTGTTTTAGATTGACTTTAGCACCGCCTGCGGTCGCGGCGGCAATTTTTGCCGCCCCAGCGGTAGTCAGTACGGCTTTATATTTTTGTACCATCACATTAGCTCTCTAGGTCAGGATAAACGGTAAGGATGTCGCCGTCATACAGGGCGGTGCCAATGTAGGCATAACCGGCGACATCTTGCATGATAGTGAGCCCGTTCAGATGGCGGCTGGCGGGTTTGGCATCTGCAATGAGTCGTTCCATTTCGAGATACATCTCTTCGCTGATGCCGCTTTCCAAAACGCCAATATCAAGGCGAAACGTACCCGGAGGATCGTTGGTTTCCCACCACTCGTTGACATTAATGACATAGCCGAGGGGTTCCACTACCCGACGAACGGCGCTGATAGTGCCTTTTCGGCTGTGGATGTAATACGCTGCGGTTATCACGTCACGTTTGGTTTCATCAGGCCAAGCGGCATCCCAGCGATCAACCGAAAATGCCCAGGCTAAATAGGGCAATAAATTGGTTGGGCAAGTCTGCGGGTTCCACAGCTGGCGCAGTGGAATCGGCGTTTGTGCTATCTCCGCACAGGCGGCAGCGGCTGCGACCTCCAGCGACGATGAGCCCATTGGCAAGAGGCGGTTATCATTCATCGGCACCGCCTACGGTAAGGGTGTAATCTGAGCAATAGGACGCTTGCGTTTCATCGAGCACGATATCGGCGACCGGTTGGGCAAGCTCAACGCGTTGTACGCCTTCAACGTGAAGCGCGGCATAAATTGCTGATTTGCGAATATCTCGCCCGAGTCGGTGCTGTGCGCTGATGTAGGCTTTCAATTTATCTTCCGCAGCCTGTCGAACGGGTTCAACTTCGGGGCCTGGATAGAGATAAAGAACGGCGTTAATTTCATAGGTGACAATCTTGGCCGACTGAACCGTAACCCGATCTGCAACGGGTCTCACGTCTTCAGCATTCAGAGCGAGATAAACGATATCCGTGAGCTCCTGACTTGCGGCACCGTTCCCCTCGCGTGAAAGTACAGATATGGTGACGCTGGCGGGAGAGGGGCTGACTACGGATACATCGGCAACACGGCCATCGGCACTTCGCCCATGAAATTGATAGGAGCCTACTGAACCTGCGACGCTTAAGCCCTCAAAGGCTTGCTGAATACGTACGCGGAAATCGCTATCTGATTCAAAAATTGCCGGAACCGGTGGGATCACTGTTTCGTCGGCGGGCGTGATGATCAGCCGCAGTATGTTGTAGTTAGCGCCCAAATTATCAAGATCTGAGCCTGTGGCGTAGGCCAGCATATTGGCTCGTGCGGCTTCGTTGACGCGTTGACGCCAGATAATTTCTCGATAGGCGCTTTCCTCTAACAATTTAGTCAGCGGCTCAGACTCCAACTGCAAAGTACGAGCAACGGCATCTCGCTGACTTTCGTCACACAGCGATAACAGCGTCGTTTTTCGCTCGGATAAAACACTTTCATAGTCTAGAACCTCG